ACACTGGTTCAAATACATCGTATAGTAATACATCAACAGGATCTAATTCGTCCTATTCTGACCAATCGACCGGATCAAATAGTTCGTATTCAAATGTTGCAAGTGGATCAAATACAAGTTATACTGACGCTGCATAGGAGATAAATTATGGCATCAACATATACACCTTTAGGGGTAGAACTTCAGGCAACTGGTGAAAACGCCGGTACGTGGGGGACAAAAACTAATACTAATTTACAAATTATAGAACAAATTTCTGGTGGATATACTGCTCAATCGATAGCAGGTGGTGCACAAACTACAGCTCTTTCAGTTTCTGATGGATCAACTGGTGCAACTTTATCTCACAGAATGATTGAATTTACTGGTACTATTACAGGAAATCAAATAGTAACTATTCCCATAGATGTTCAAACTTTTTATTTTTTAAGAAACTCAACTTCAGGTTCTCACACAGTTCAATTTAAATATGCTTCAGGTTCTGGAGATAGTTTTACTTTTGCTGCAGGAGACAAAGGTGATGCTCTTGTATTTGCAACTGCAAACGATGGAACTAATCCAGATATAGATACTTTACCATCTGGTGATGTTACGCTTACTGGAACACAAACTTTAACAAACAAAACTTTAACTTCACCTAAAATTGGTACTTCTATTTTAGATACGAATGGAAATGAATTAGCTCTTTTAACAGCTACAGGTTCTGCAGTTAACGAATTTACAATTGCAAACGCTGCAACTGGTTCAGGACCTACTATTTCATCAACAGGTGGTGATTCAAACATAGATATTAATATTACTCCAAAAGGAACTGGAGATGTTGTTCTTGCTGGAGACACAGTAAAAGTTGGAGACTCTGGAGCGGCTGCAGTTCTAACTTCAAACGGTGCAGGCACTCTTACAGTTACAACTGGTGGTGCATCAGACTTAGTTTTAAATACAAACTCTGGTACAAACTCAGGCACAATTACTATAACAGATGCAGCTGATGGAGACATAACAATAGCTCCTAATGGAACTGGACAAGCTAAAGCAGTAGATGCTTCTGATGCTACTGGTGCAATTAAAATAGCTGGAAAAGAAACTATATGGGTACCAGCTGTTGCAATGTATGCAAATACAACTAATGGTGCAGAAGCTGCACAAGTAGAATTGTCAAATGGTCCAGAAATAAAAGTTTTAGATTTTGATAAAGATTCTGATGAGTTTGCACAGTTTGCTGTTGCATTTCCTAAATCATGGAATGCAGGAACAGTAACTTTTCAAGCTTTCTTTACAGCAACGTCAACAGACACTGGAACTACTGCATGGGGATTATCAGCAGTAGCTTTAGCTGATAGTGGAGATTTAAATACAGCTTTTGGAACACAAGTTGTTGCTACAGCAAAAGCACACAGTGGGACATCAAATGATTTAGATGTTGCAGCTGAAAGTGGTGCAGTAACAATAGCAGGTTCACCTGGTGCTGATGAGTATGTTTTTTTCCAAGTATCAAGAGATGTATCAGCAGATGATTTAAATGCTGATGCAAGATTACTAGGAATTAAATTATTCTTTACTACTAGTGCTGCTAATGATGCGTAAACTTAATTAGAGTAAATTATGAAACAAATTGGTAGTAAACTTACATCTGGAAAAAATACAAGAAACATTGAATCAAAAAAACGTAAGTCTTTTGGTTTTCAAATTTTAGGTTTTGGTTCTGGAGGAGGTGTATCGTTAGCACCATACAGCGCCAGTATTTTAGTTATTGGTGGCGGTGGCGGTGGCGGCGGATCCACTGGAAATAATGGAGGTGGCGGAGGAGCTGGAGCTTTTAATCCTGCTACTGTAACAATAGATTTAGATACAACTTACCCTGTAACAGTTGGTGGCGGTGGCGCAGGTGGCCCTCCTTCATCAGGTGCAGGAGGAAATGGAGGTGCCGGAGGAGACTCAGGTTTTAATTCAAATGCAACACCAGCTAGAGGTGGTGGTTTTGGTGCTGGAGGAGGTTCTCCATCAGGTGGTTCGTCATCAGATCCTGGAGGAGGTTCTGGAGGCGGTGGAGCTAACCCAAATAGATCAGCTGGTTCTGGAGGAAGTTTTGGAAATCCAGGCGGTGCTGGTGGATCGCCCCCACAACCAGGCGGAGGTGGCGGAGGTGCCGGTGGTGCTGGACAAGCATCGGGAAATGGTGCTGGAGGTACCGGAAGCACAACACCACTTATACCTGGAACTTATGCAGTTGGCGGTAGATCAACAGGATCAACTCCATCAACGGCAAACACTGGTAACGGTGGAGAATGTGTAGGAAAATCTAACAGAGCTGGTTTAGCTGGAGGATCAGGTGTTGTATTTATAGGTGTACCAGCAGATCATCATCCAATAGTGACTGTATCCCCTGGTTCAAATACATTAGAAGAACAACCAGATGGATCTTACACTGCTAAATTTATAACGTCAGGGACTTTTGTCACGGGAAGTTAATATACTTATTTATAAATGAATCTTGACAATCATTTTTGGTATTTTCAAAGTGCCTTATCAAATAAATTTTGTGATCAGTTAGTAGAGTACGCATTATCTTTAAAAGATCAAATAGGTTTAACAGGCAACATAACTAGTAAACCAAGAAAAAAAAATCAAAAAAACAAATTATCTAAAAAAGATTTATTAGATTTAAGAAAAAAAAGAGATTCAAATGTTGTATGGCTTGATGAACGATGGATTTATAACGAGGTACAACCTTATATTCATACTGCAAATAAAAATGCTGGTTGGAATTTTGAATTTGATTTTACAGAAAGTTGTCAATTTACAAAATATCATAAAGGACAATTTTATGGTTGGCATACTGATAGTTGGGCATTTCCATATAATAAACCAAATGATTTAAACATACATGGTAAAATAAGAAAATTATCTGTGACTATTTCTTTATCAGACCCAAAAGATTATAAAGGAGGTGATTTAGAATTTCAATTTAGAAATAAAGATAAATCAAATTTAATAAGAAAATGTCCAGAGGTAAAACCAAAAGGTTCAATAGTTGTGTTTCCTAGTTTTGTATGGCATAGAGTAAAACCTGTAACAAAAGGCACAAGATATAGTTTAGTATGTTGGAACTTAGGTTATCCATTTAGATAATGAAAAATAATATGTTTAATAAAAAAGGATATAAAGTTATTAGAAATTTAATTGATTCTAACATAACAAATTTTTTGTATGAATATTTTTTATTAAAAAGAAAAGTTGCAAATACTTTATTAGATACAAAATATATTGCACCTTTTTGTAAAGATTGGGGATATTATGAAGATCCTATTAATGGTCAAGTTCCACACACGTATTCTATCTACGGTGATGTAGCTATGGAAACATTATTACAAATTGCCAAACCTTTAATAGAAAAACACACTAATACAAAACTTATTGAAACCTATGCTTATGCAAGAATGTATAAGAAAGGTGATATTCTTAAAAGACACAAAGATAGATTTAGTTGTGAGATATCTACTACTATAAATTTAGGTGGTGACAAGTGGCCTATTTATATTGCTACAAAAGAATCAGATGGTAAATTTACGTCTGATAAATATATTCCGTCTAAATCAAAAGGTTTTAAAGTTGATTTAAATCCTGGTGATGTTCTTATTTATAAAGGTGGTTTATTAGAACATTGGAGAGAACCTTTTAAAGGAAAAAATTGTGGTCAAGTATTTTTACATTATAATAATGTCAACACACAAAACGCAACTTCTAATGCTTTTGAAGGCAGACCACATTTAGGGTTGCCTTCTTGGTTTAGAAATAGTAAGATTTAAATATGGCACACTTTGCAAAACTAGAATTAGAAATTGACCCATCAGGTTTTACTTCGAATACACTTTTAGTTGTTAAAAATATATTCGTTGTAGCAGATGATATTCCTACATCTGATGGACCACTTGGAGAAAATGATATGCACATTGATGGTGAAACATGGTGTAAGAATTTTTTTGGAGGTGAGAATTGGAAACAAACTTCATACACTGCTAAGTTTAGAGGTCGTTATGCACAGATAGATGGTTATTATGATGTTGCAGCAGATGAATTTATAGATAAAAGAATGTATGCTTCTTGGTCTTTAAATGATAATAATGAGTGGGTGCCCCCTATCGATTATCCTAGTTCTACAACTTATGGTGATCCATCATTAGATCCACAACCACAATACACAGTTTATTGGGACGAACCAAATTTACGTTTTTTAGGTTATGATATAGATCCACAAACACAACTTGAAGGAAATGAATTTGTTTGGGATCCTGATTCCTCTTCATGGTCTGCAACAGGAAGAGTATATAGTGAAAGCCCGTATGCCACAGCCAACCAAGGCGGATAAAGATAATTACATTTTAAGCATTGATTGTGATTGGGTGAAAAATCCTTCTCAACACCAAGACCTTTTAGATTATTATATTGAAAAAATTAAAAACGTAAAAGAAGTTTATTTTTCTGCTAATCATCATTATCATTATCCGTTTGTTCCAGCTAATTCTATTGTGGTAAATATTGATGACCATCATGACTTAGGTTACCAAGATTGGCAATATCAAAACATAGATAAAGGTATCATGGACGAGGCCTCATGGGTTTTAGCACTTATTCGTTACAAAAAAATTAAAGGCTATATTTGGATTTCTAATTATGATTCAGAGTTTGGAAAATTTATGAGAGATAATTTTGCTAAAGTAAGACTGCTTCCTATCTATAAACGTTATTTTGATTTTAAAAATATATCTGATATAGAATATAATCGTGTTTTAGTTTGTGAAAGTTTTGATTACTCAACACAAGGGAAATATGTTTATTATTCACTACTTTCAATAGCCAAAGCTATGAACAAAAAAATCCTATTTATGGATAATGTTCCTAACTCAAACCAATTGATAAACGTGAAGTAACAATATTTGCCTTTACGGGCTTATATAAAGATAATATAGTGGTTTTATATGTTACAAAAAATAGGATTTCAACCAGGTATTAATAAACAAATCACACCAACAGGTGCAGAAGGTCAATGGATCGACTGCGACAATGTTAGATTTAGATATGGTACACCTGAAAAAATAGGTGGTTGGAAACAACTTGGTGGTTCAAATGACTTAACTGGAGCAGGTAGAGGACTACATCACTTTGTTAGTTCTACGTCTATTAAGTATTCTATTATAGGAACTAACAGGATTTTATACGCTTATTCTGGAGGTGTGTTTTATGATATACATCCTATAAAAACTACAACTACTCTTTCAAACGCTTTTAGCACAACTAATGGATCAGCGGTTGTTACAATAACTTTTTCTACGTCACATGGTATTGGAGCAAATGATATTGTATTGTTAGATAATTTTTCTACAATTACAGGATCTAATTTTAGTGCATCTGATTTTGATGATAAAAAATTTATGGTAACAAGTGTACCATCAGCAACTACCATTACAATTACTATGCCATCAAATGAATCTGGATCTGGTGCAACAACATCAGGTGGTATTAGAGTTCAACATTACTATCCTGTTGGACCAGCTGTGCAAGCAAAAGGTTTTGGTTGGTCGTTAGGAACTTGGGGTGGAGAAGAAATAGGTGCTGCAACAACAACTTTAAATGGTGCTTTATCAGATGATACAGCGGGTACAGGTGGATCAGGAACTTCAATTACGATAACTGATGGATCTTTGTTTCCAAGCACGGGTACAAATTTTATACAAGTTGGTAATGAAGAAATATCTTATACAGGTAGAACTGGAAACACGTTAACAGGAATTACAAGAGCAGTAAGAAACT